ACATTTTGTTTATTTTTGACATTTTGTTTATTTTCAATTATTATTTCTTTCTTTATATCTGCAAATACTTCAGTATGTGGTATACAGAAGAAAGTATCTATAAAAATTATTATTATTAATATAAAAAAAAGAATTATAAATATCATATATTTCATATTATTATAATTTAATAATATAAAAATTATTTTTTTAATTTAATCGTTCGAGTCTTGGATTAAATGTATTTCCAGTAAATTCATCATTATAAACCATATCTTGAAATTCCATTAATTTTTGAGGATTATAGTTTAAATATCTAAGATTATCCGAATTAAATTCAAAATCATTTTTAATTTGCGCGTGTACATTAGTTAATTCTTTCTTAGGAATATGAGTTGATTGGATATTATTTGGAGTTTTAATTTGAGTAGTAGAAATATTATTAACTGGTTTTAGAACAGGATTATTATTAATAGAAGATACTATTTGATGGGGCATTGCAAATCCAATTTTATTATTATGATTAGATTTAGTTTTATCAACCATTCTATCTAAATCATAATTATATTCATTAATCATCAAAGTAACATAATCGTTATTTTCGAAGTTTTCATTTTTCTTTACAATATGACTTAAAACAAATACTACAATAGCAGAAACTAATGCGGCATTAATATCTTTTTGTAATAAATAAGCTAATAATACTGTTAGTAAAAATGATATAGTTGTATTATTTCTAATAGTTCGAATTACACTCATTGGTATAATTGGATGGGGAATAAAATAATGAGAAGCAGTGATTAAAACTAATCCTAATATATTATGGATGTATCTATTACTATTTAATGGGTCGGTAATTTTTCTTGTTAAATTTATTAAGTTATCAGAATTCATTATATATAATTAGATTTATAAATTTTTTTATATTAAATTAAAAAAGTGAAAAAAATAGGATAAGTATATGATAATATATTAATTTATTATAATATATGCCTTTTATAAATCATCGCGGATATACTATAAAAAAATCTGACTTATCTACATCAGAAATAAAATATATTAAAGAAAAACTTACAGTAAAACCATTTTTAGGAGATTTTGACGATAATTCAGAAAAAGAACAATTTGAAGTATTTACTGAAACTGAAAGATTTATTACTGTTCCAAGATATTGGGGTATAAAAAAATATGGTATACCATATAAAATAAAATTTAAGGGAGAAACTAGAAAATTCAATTTTTTGAGTGATTTGCGCGACTATCAAGTTTCTATAGTAGATGCATGTTTAGAAAAAATTAAAAGTGAAGGTGGTGGGCTTTTATCTGTTGGGTGTGGTAGAGGAAAAACAGTGATGGCTATTAAATTAGCCCAATTATTAGAAGCAAAAACACTTGTAGTAGTACATAAGACTTTTTTGCAAGATCAATGGGTAGAAAGAATAAAACAATTCACTGATGCAAAAATTGGAATAATTCGTCAAGATAAAGTAGACATAGAAGATAAAGATATAGTAATTGCAATGATACAATCTATTTCTATGAGAGATTATGATATAGAAATTTTTGATAAATTTAAATTTGTTATTTACGATGAAGCTCATCATTGTGCTTCGAAAATATTTTCAAGAGCTTTATATAAAACAGGAGCAAATTATACGTTGGCACTTTCTGCTACACCTGATAGACCAGATGGATTAAAAAAAGTAATGGATTGGTATTTAGGACCTACTATTTATAAAGAATCACGTCGTCCTAATAAGCAAGTATTAACTAAAGTATTTAAATACCATAGTAAAAATAAATTATTTGTAGAACAAACAGTATATAGAAATGGACAATCTAAAGCACATGCTCCAAAAATGATAAATAATCTTGTAGAAATGAAAGAACGTAATACACATTTGTTAAATATAATTAATCAAATAAGAAAATTTCCAGATCGTAAAATATTAGTTCTATCTGGTCGAAGAGAACATTTAAAATTTCTTAAAGATAATGTTGATAATAATATTAAACAAGATATTCAAGAAAAAAAGATTCTTGAAAACGAATGTAAAACTTATTATTATTTAGGTGGTATGAAAGAAAAAGAACGTAAAGAAGCAGAAACTCAAGCTGATATACTATTTGCCACTTATGATATGGCACACGAGGGGCTTGATATAGACAGACTTAATACTGTAATATTAGCAACTCCAAAAAAAAATATTATTCAATCAGTAGGCCGTATTATGCGCCGTATATTAAAGACAGGTGATATAAGACCAATAATTATAGATTTGTGTGATGAATTGTCTATATTTAAAAGACAAGGAGAAATTAGATTACGTGATTATAATATTAGCAAATATGAAGTAAAATTATATTATATAAATAATGATCAATTTATTTCTTATGAATCGTATTTGAAAGACTTTAAAAAATTTACAGATGAAGAAATAAATAAATATTTAACATTAGAAGATAAAGAAATTCCTAAATTAGAAAATATTTTAGATGATTCAAATGATGACAATAAAATATGTGATGATATTATTGAAAATAATGATATTGATGAGAAAGTAAAAGATAAAAAAAAGAAAAAAAAAGAATTAAGTGATTTAGAAGATGGTGTAAAAGAAGTAACTGATTTTGGAGAATATATGTTCTAGTTATAAAAATTATGTTGATAAAGAGAAAGAATATATAATCCAGAGAAATTAAATGTCGATAGAAGGATCATTATGTAAACTAAATAATATGTACACTGTCTAATGGTATAATAGTTTTACTAGTATTTATAATTCTAATTATTACACCTTTTTCATTGAAAAATGAGACAGCTATTTAAAGTTTTGTTAGTTTATAATATCAGTTATAATATGGTTTATATATTTCCCATTCACTCCTACTGAAATTCCTAAGCTTTCAAAGCAAAATTATAAGGCTTTTTATATAGTAGTTTTAAATATAAAAGTATCTAACCCCCTTATTAAAGGTGTCAAATAAATACATGCCCGTTAAAAAGATTCGGTTCAAGGGTGCAATAACTACTTTTTTTTACTGTCCCATTTTTCAGTGAAAAAGGTGTAATAACAATCAGTCTAAATAAAAAGAAAAAAGTTGTATTTTACAATTCTCTAAAATATCACAAACATTATTAAAAATTATAATAATGTATGAATCAGCGAAAAGATATAAAGTAATATCTCAATATGTATTATTATATTAAAATGATAAATCAAAATTATGAACCATATTGGTCAGAATATTTAGCTAAATTTAATTATCCAAATGAGACATTTAATATTAGCAACAATACAGATAAGTATGCAATAATAATAGAACCACGTATAACTCCTTTGTTACCATTAGTAATAAAAAATTTTATGTATAAACTAAAAGATAAAAACTGGGGATTAATAATATATCATGGAATAAATAACGAAACTTTTATTAAAGAAGAGTTAAAAAATATGAAAAATGTCAATTATATAAATACAGGTGTTATAAATTTTACGAGTTTAGAATATAGTAAGTATATGGCTAGTAAACAATTTTGGGAAAAACTAATTGAGGAATTTAGATGTAAATATGTATTGACTTTTCAAATAGACACTTTGTTGTTTAAAAATAATCTTGAAGATTTTTTTATTTATGATTATGTTGGCGCTCCATGGTGTGTTAAATGGAATGGTTTCCTTGAAGTAGGAAATGGCGGCTTATCTTTGAGAAATACAAAGAAAATGCTTGAAATAGTTAATCAATATAAATATACAGGACAAAATGAAGATATTTATTTTTCTACTTATTGTATAAAATTAAATTATGATATTCCATCGATAGAAATAGCAAAAAAATTTTCAATAGAAACTATTTTTTATGATGATCCAATTGGATTACATCAGCCACATTTAGATAAGTTTCCAAATGATGGATACAAAAATTTATTATTGAAACATATAAATATTTTGTAAAACAATTTATTTATATTAAAGACCATTGATATTTAAAAAAATTGAAAATTAATAATTTAAAAGTATAATTATTAATTAATAATATTATGTCTCGATATGATCAAATACCATGGATAGAAAAATATAGGCCATCTAAATTAGAAGACATCATTTTAGATGAACATATTTATAAGAAAATAAAAAAAATTATTGATGATAAAGAAATGCCTAATTTGATATTACCAGGTGTTCCTGGCATTGGAAAGACTACAACTATAAAGTGTATAATTCGAGCACTATATAGCCACTATAGCAATGATGCTGTTTTGGAATTAAATGCTTCTGATGATAGAGGTATTAAAGCAGTAAAAGAAAAAATAGAATCTTTTTGTAAAAAACAAATAACTTTTAATGATAATCCAGATAAAACTCCAATTTATTGTACACATAAAATTATATTTTTAGATGAAGCAGATAATATGACAAATAAAGCACAAAGACTAATTAATAATTTAATGGAAAAATATCATAAAACTACTAGATTTGCGTTTACATGTAACAGTAGTTCTGATATTATAGAAGGAATACAATCTAGATGTATAATTATGCGATTTTATAGATTGCAAAAAGATCAAATAATTAAAAGACTTGAACAAATATGCAAACTAGAAGATATTACTATAAAATTTAAACCACTTAAAACAATTGCTGAAATAGCTGATGGTGATTTAAGATGTGCTATTAATAATTTGCAATTAGTATATCGTTCATGTGATAAAATAACAGTGGAAAATATTTATAGAGTTTGTTCTAAACCCCAACCTGAAATATTAAAAAATATAATTAAATGCTGTATTGATAAAGAGTTTTTACCGGCAAAAAATTTAATATTTGGATTTAAAAAAAATGGGTATAGTGAATCAGACATTGTATTAGGATTAATACAATTATTAAAATCAGATTATGAAATAAATGAAGATTTGCGAATAAAATTTATGGATAAATTATGTTATTATGCTTATATTATATCAAAGGGTCTAGCTTCTGATTTACAATTGATGGCATGTATTATTGAACTGATAGATTAATATTACTAATCTATTTGATATATATATTTTATATAATCTGTCATAATGATTTATAAATTATTTTTTTATTAGTTAGATTAAATTTATACTTTTATTGATTATTATAACAAGTTTTTATAAAATTAATTTTATAAAAAAATTGATAATTAAATTAATTGATTAAAATATTATTATTAAAATGGAATATTTATCTGAAGAAGAAAATTCACCTGTAATAGCAGAACGCTATTTTATTCCATTAGTTACTAATTATAAGAAAATTCATGATACGGTTCATGGATATATTTCTATTAGTAATTATGCATGTCGTATTATAGATAGTAAATATTTTCAACAATTACGAAATAAAAAACAATTAGGTACAACATATTATGTATTTCCAAATGCTGTACATACAAGATTTGAGCATTCATTAGGAACTTATAATTTTGCTTCTCGTATTATGACTTGTATAATACAAAATACTAAACAAGTACATATTAATGATTATTTGTCTAAAATAAAATATCTACAAAATTATTTTAATTTTAAATATTTTGGAAAACCTCGATTAGATAAATATATATGTGAATTAGTTAAAATAGCTGCATTGTGTCATGATATTGGACATGGTCCATTTTCTCATTTATTTGATGATGAATTTTTACCATTATATTATAAAGTAGATACTATTAATTTAACACATGAGTCAAGATCTGCTAATTTAATAGAAAAAATTATCAAATCAGACGAAGTATTAAAAAAAATAATTCTTGATGATGAAATAGACTTTATAAAACATTTAATAAATCCAACAAAAGAAGATACTGGATTTTTATATCAGATTGTATCAAATTATTTAAATGGTCTTGATGTTGATAAATATGATTATTTAATTAGAGATTCTAAAGTTTTAGGATTACATTTATCTTTTGATGTAAGTAGACTAGTTGATGAAGTAATTGTAGTAAATAATAATATATGTTATCCAGAGCAAGTTGTATTTGAAATATATAATATGTTTAATTTACGATATAATTTACACAAAACGGTATATGCTCATAAATCTACAATTAGTTCTCAATTAATTGTTATTGATATTATGAAATTGATAGATAGTAATTTAAAATTATCACAATCTATTAATGATCTCGATAAATTTATACTTTATGGAGATAATACAATATTTGATTTCTTGAATAATTATTTATTAGAAGATTCTATAAAAATACCTGAAAATATTAGTAAAGCTTTAAAATTATTAGATAGACTAAATACGCATTCAAGTTATAAATTTATTGACTCAATAATTACTAAAGAAAAATTTGATATTACAATAGATTATTTTTTGCAGAATTTTGACAAAAAAACACAAAATATATTATCAGAAGAATTAATAATTTTTAAAACTAAAATTGGGTTAGTATCTGGTGATAAAAAAAATCCATTAGACAGTATTTATTCTTATTCTACTAAATCATTATTACAAAAAGACATTCCAGATGTTAAGAAAATTAATATAAATTCAGTATCATTATTAATTCCAAAAGTCCATCAGGAACATATTACAATGTTTTTAATAAAAACACTCGATAATAAAAAAATTATAACCAAAATTAAAGAAGCCATACACAAACTAAAAACTATTATTTAATTAGAATTTTAATAAGGAATCCCATAATTTTTTCTACAATTGGTTTGTCAGTTGGTTTATCAGTTGGTTCATCAGTTGGTTCATCAGTTGGTTTAAATTCTATCATTATACCTTTTTCCATATTATCGAGCATCATTTCATGATTAAATACTTGGACAATATAATCATTTTTAGAATCGGTTGTTTTCGAATCCATATTAGATAGTGTAATAGTTATTATTTAATTTTATAATATATAAATTATTTTTTCAATTTTTTTTATTTAAAGATTTGTGAAATAAATATAAATATTAATCATGTCAAAAAATGTTAATGGTCCATGTATTGGTATTGATCTTGGAACTACTTATTCTTGTGTAGCTTTTTATCGTGATAGTAAAGTAGAAATTATTGCAAATGAACAGGGAAATCGAACTATGCCTAGCTGGGTTGCTTTTACAGATGAAGAACGTCTTATTGGTGAACCAGCAAAAGCACAATCTACTTCTAATCCAAGAAATACTATTTTTGATGCTAAAAGATTAATTGGTCGTAAATTTTCTGACCCTGTAACACAAGCTGAAATTAAGAGATACCCTTTTAAAGTAATTAATGATGGAAATGATAGACCCAAAATAGAAGTAGAATTTAAGGGTGAAACTAAGCAACTATACCCTGAAGAAATTTCTGCTGCAGTTCTTACTAAAATGAAAGAAGTAGCAGAAGCATATCTTGGCGTACCAGTACATAATGCGGTAGTAACCGTTCCTGCTTATTTCAATGATGCTCAGCGTCAATCAACAAAAGATGCGGGTGTGATAGCAGGTCTTAATATTTTACGTATAATCAATGAACCAACTGCTGCTGCTATTGCCTATGGACTTGATAAGAAAGATTGTCGTAATATTCTAATTTTTGATTTAGGTGGCGGTACTCTTGATATTTCTGTACTAACTATTGATGATGGTGTATTTGAAGTAAAATCTACCTGTGGTAATACACGACTTGGTGGTGAAGATTTTGATGAAAAATTAAAACTATATTGTGCTTTAGAATTTGGCAAGAAATATAAAATGTCACCAGAAGAAGTAGAAACTAATATTCTTAAGAATCCAAAATATCTTAACCGTGTAGCAAGACTCAAGAAAGAATGTGAAAATGCCAAACGAACTTTATCTAGTTCTAGCACTAGTACTGTATCAGTTGATTCTTTCTATGATGGTAATGATCTAGAAGTTACTATTACACGTGCCAAGTTTGAAAGTCTTTGTACAGAAGAGTTTGAAAAATGTTTTGAACCAGTTAAAAAAGCAATGGTTGACGCACAACTAGGTAAAGAACAAATTGATGATATAGTGCTAGTTGGTGGATCTACTAGAATTCCAAAGATTCGCCAAATGCTTAAGGATTATTTTAGTAAAGACCCTAAGATGGATATTAATCCAGATGAAGCTGTAGCATATGGTGCGGCTGTTCAAGCCGCTGTATTAAGTGGAGTAGAAGATGATACTACAAATTCACTAGTTCTTGTAGATGTTACACCTTTATCATTAGGTATTGAAACAGCAGGAGGCGTTATGACTACTCTTATTAAAAGAAATTCTGCTATTCCATGTGAAAAAGAAGAAACATTTAGTACTTATTCCGATAATCAGCCAGCAGTTACTATTAAAATTTTTGAAGGGGAGCGCGCATTGACACGTGATAATAATCCACTTGGAACTTTTGATTTAACTGGTATTCCTTCTATGCCTCGTGGACAACCAAAGATTTTGGTAAAATTTAAAGTAGATGCAAATGGTATTATGAATGTAAGTGCTAAAGAAGAATCTACAGGGAAGAGCAAAGAAATAGTAATTGAAAATAAGAGTGGTCGTCTATCAGATGAACAAAAACAACATATGTTAAATGAGGCAGAAAAATATGCCGAAAATGATAAACTAGTACGTGATAGAGTCGAAGCAAAGAATCACTTTGAAAGTTATCTTCATAATGTGAAATCTTCTTGTTCTACAGCCGAATTTAAAGACAATGTCGGAGAAGATAATCATAAGAAACTCATGGAACTAGTAACAAAATATATTCAATGGATTGATGATAATCAAAATGCAACTAAAGAAGAATATACCGAAAAACAAAAAGAAGCTGAAGATATGATCCTACCTATTATTAAGTCTTCTTATGAAAAAAAAGCCCAAACAGCAGAACAATCAGAAATGCCAAATGTTAATAAACCCAAAGTAGCTGAAGTTGATTAATCTACTAAATAAATTTATTTATATACTAATAATATAATGAAAAAATATGATTATATTATTATAGGGGGAGGACCAACTGGTCTAACACTTGCTTATTTATTGTCTAAAAATAATTATTCGGTTGGATTATTTGAAAAAGAAAATTATCTTGGTGGATGTCACGGTGTACATAGAATTGATGGTTTATTTTCAGAACATGGGCCAAGAATTTATATAGATAATTATTTAATGTTTCAAGAATTACTAAAAGAATTTGGAACAAGCTTTTATGATTTATTTACTCCATACCAATTTGGTTTATCTGATAGTATTAAAGAAGCATATAATAATTTAAGTATTCGTGAGATAATAATATTAGGACTGGCTTTTTTATTTCTCAATAATTCTTATAAAAAAATATCATTAGAAGATTTTTGTAATACACATAATTTTAGCCAAAAAGCAAAATTATTTTTGGATCGGATTGGAAGATTAACTGATGGAGGAGGTGCAGATAAGTATACTTTTTATAGCTTCTTACAGATACTTAATCAAAATTCACTCTATACTATTTACCAACCCAAATTGCCAAATGATATTGGACTATTTAAAATATGGGAAAAAGTATTAAAATCTCAACAAGTAGATATTTATCTAAATACTCCTGTCGAAAAGTTTATATACAATACAAATTACAATACAAATATAGAAGCTATACAAACAAAAGATAATAAATATTATGCTGATAAATTTATTCTAGCCATTCCACCATATTCTATTAAATCAATGAATCTTAATGATGCTTTTAATATTGATAATTTTAATAAATGGGCAAATGATACAAATTATCTTACTTATATACCTATTACTTTTCATTGGAAGACTAAATTAAATTTACCCAAAATTTGGGGACTACCTAAGACAAGTTGGGGAATTGGTCATATAGTACTCTCTAATTATACTGATTTTCAAGATGCTAGATCACAAACAGTAATAACATCCCTTATTACGATGTACAATAAATCTGACCATTTAAATAAAACACCAAATGAAATTTCTAATAAAGATATTTTAATATATGAAGTATTTCGTCAATTACAAACTATTTATAAAAATTTACCAGAACCAGATTATGCTTTGATGACACAGAATTATTATAACTATGAACATAAAAAATGGGTTCCGAGACATACTGCTTTTATGACTACTAAATTGGGATATTTAGAAAATCAATCAAATAAATTTAGTAATTTATACAATTGTGGGGTGCAAAATGGATTGAGTAATTATAGCTTTACTTCATTGGAATCTAGCATAGTAAATGCTATGGAATTATTTAATATTTTAGTTCCTAACAAAAAGATTAAAATAAAAAATATTACAACAGTACGAGAAGTATTATTTATTATTATATTATTAATTCTCTTTATCTTTTATTGGAAGATTAGATGATTGTGTGCCCATAATTTTTTCTACATTTTTTTTTACAAAATTTAAAGGCATACGTAATTTACTATAAGTTTCTTCTATAAAATCTATATGATCATTCATTTTTTTACAGCTTTCTTTAATATTATTAAATTTAGTAATTTCTTCTTCTATATTTGTGAGTCTTTTTTCTATAGATTCTAATTTTTCCAATATTAATTTTTCTATTTGATTATCCATATATAATATTATAAATAAATAATTTAATTAAATCTGTCTGCAAGTATTAATAAGCCACCAGTTACTGCTAAATTGCTCATAAAAGTATAATATTCTTTACCAACAGGAGGAAAATGGTACAACATTGTGGCAATAATAGTAAATCCTGCTAATGCAATAGCAGACCAATATGCAATATTATTATTTTTACCAGTCCATGCGCTTTTAAGAATCATCATTGAACCTAATATCTGCAATAATATTACTATAATAATTGCAAGAGTATATAATTCAAAAGGTACTGTAAAAAATGGCAAATTGATATTGACACGTTTTTGAAGACTTTCTGCAGTAGATTGTATATTTTGTATCTTGTTAATGCCGGATAATAGGAACATCAATACAATCATAAAAGAATAAATAAAAAGAGTATTCATTATATATATTTTAATTTATAAATTTATTTTTTATAATATTGATTTTTTTATTATTTTATCATTTATTTTAATTTTATAAGCAATATAGATATGATATAAATCATTTGTTAATTTTATTTTTCGAACATTTGATTCATTTATAAATTTATAATCTCGCCAAAAAAAAGCAGATATATTTTCAATTAAATACATCGCATCAGTATAATTAGCAAATCCAAACAAATATAAATATTTTAAATTGTTATTTATGTTGTGCTTTTTAACTCTTTTATTTGGTGACTTTGTAATTCCAAGTGAATAAAATCTATTTCCATTAATAATTCGTATTGTATTGATAATTTTATTTACTGTTTGTTTGTTCGCCTGCAATTTTGATTCATTGATTACAAATACTTTTGTTTTATCCTTTGGTATAATACATCCACAACACTGCATTTTTTATTATATTACTATCATATTATTTTTATTAAATTCAATTTTTTATTAAACTTGGATAAAATAATAATCATATAGCAAAAGTAAATATCCCCAAATGTATTATTTAATATAAAATATACATTGGGATTATAAAGAAATTTTTCTATATTTTTTTTTGACATTATCAAACATACAAAAATATTTATTTTTCTGTAATTTTTCAGAAAAATAACTTTTTGTAAAATCTATTCGCACCCATTTTAATTTATCTCTGACTATTTTATATAAATAATTATTAGTATTATCATCGCCAATAATTATTTTATTATCTATCATAATATTACGAAGTGGTCGGACAATATTGCGAACTTTGCTTTCTATTTCTTTAACAGAAATATTATTTTTAACATCACGATCTATTAATGATTTTAAATCGCCATCAAATTTTTCCATAAATATATAAACATGATCAGAATCTCGATCAATAATTCTTTTAATGTCATAAATATGCGGGCCAATATTTGTTATAGCAGCAAGTTTATTAATTTGTATAAATTCTTCTATTTTTTCATCAAAAGAAATACTTTTTGGATTTTCATTTATAATTGTCAATGTATCCATTATTTTGACAACGATTGTTATGTCACTTTCTTTTATTTTGGCCAAATATACATTTCCATCAATACCTGAACCAATTATATTATCAAAATAGATAATATAATTGCTAGATTCGATATTAATGTCCATATTAAGTATTTATTGATTCTTTAATTTAGTAATTATCATAATATATAATATTTAATTTCAATTTTTTATTGTTTCATAATAAAGGCCAATACATAGAAAGGAGGCATATTATTATGTGGTAAGTCGCCTCCAGTGTTTCCTGTTTGCGCATCATCTGCATCAGTTGATATTAAACCATTATCATAATGTTTAGCACTCCCTGAAATATTTCGCAACGAACCAACAGTTCCTAAAGCAGAATCAAAGTAATGTTGATGTGTTGCTATTTCATCAATTGTTAATGTATGTTCTATTTCACCACCTCGATCACCATATTTTCTATTTATCATATTATGACCTTGACCAGCGCCAAAAATAAATCTATTAGTTAAATTAGGTGTTCCATTTTTTCCATCACATAATAGCCAACCGTCAGGAGGAATATCACCAGACCATGCAGCTACTATACCCGCCGGAAATATATCGATTGAACCGGTTACTTCTAAATTTTCGACAGCAATATCACCTAAATTATTATCTGTTGCTCCCATTGATAATGATGGTAATGGTGGGGGAGTAATAAGAGAAATACCATTGTTTGTATTTGATACTACAGTAGATTGTATTGGTTTATTTTCTTGTTTTGATTTATTTTCTTGTTTTGGTTTATTTTCTTGTTTTGATACGAAATGTTCATTAGTAATCAATCGAGATACTAAAAATATTATAAAAATTATTAGTAATATTTTAATTAGTTCTTCAATAATATTAATTTTCATTATATTATTTGATTCAGAAAAAAATTATAATTTCATGATATACGAGCATACTACAAAAGGTGGCATATTATTATGTGGCAAATTTTTAGTATCATTATTATAAGTGTATATATTTTTATTTGTTCCAGCTTTTTTTCCTTGTCGATAATGTTTACCACTGCCTGAAGCACTTGTTAAAAATTGTTGTATACCACTATTAAGTTTATAATCATGTGCATGAATTGGTAATTCACCAATTGTTAACAAATGCTGTTCTTCTCCTCCATATTGACCAATTTTAGTTTTTTTATTAATAGAATCATAACCAAATATAGCTCGTCCTCGTAAATCTGGTGTACAATTGGTTCCATCACATAATGCCCATCCATCTGGAACACCTGACCCATACCATGCTATAATTAATCCACGTGGTATTATATTGCATGATTTATTTACTATTAAATTATTTACAGTAAATTTATTTTGATAATATAACTTTGCGATAGTAGAATCGCTTAATTGAGGTATTTGATAAGTTGGATTATTTAGCGTATATTGTTGGCATTCACTGAGATTTTCTTGTTCTGCAAAACTTTCTGCAGGAATATTGCGAATATTATTTATTCCAGCATTAGTTTCAGAACCAATTACTGATGTAAGTTTTTTTGCTTCAATTGGATTAACACCATTACAATGGCCAGTAAAAGAATTGCCCATTTATTTATAATTATTATCATGATAAAAATTTTTATTTAATTATAATTTCATTATATAATATAAAATATAATACGGTGGCATATTATTATGTGGTTTAGTTTTTAGTAAATTTGCAGTTTGTTGTTCAGCTTTAACTTCTCCATAAATTATTCTTTTTTCGGTCATATTTAAATATTCGCTTGATGGTAATAATTCTGGTTGAACCATTTTTGGCACAGTTGCAATAACTTTTCCTGTTGTTGGATCTTTAATTTGTTGTTCTGTCTTTTGTGGAACTAATGTTAATACCGGATTGGTCGTTTCTTGATATGGTCCATTTGCATCAGTCAATACTTGACCACATGTATCACCATCTAATTTTATTTTATACAAAAAACTAGTAGTATTAAAAGTATTTGCTATATGACTATGTGATGGTAATTCATCAGCTATTAATAAGTGATTTTCTTCTCCTCCATTATCAGCAACTTTTCTATTAGAAAGTCCTTTACCTTGACCACTACTTACTATAAAACGTCCACGTAAATCAGGTGTACCATTAGTTCCGTCACATATAGCCCATCCTTTTGGAATAGTTTGTTTTGTCCATGCAACGACTGAACCACGTGGAATCATATTAAACGTCCCATTTATAAATAAATTTCCGATAGTCATATTATTTTTACTAAATAATGAATTTATATTTTCTTCACCTTCTATATTAAAACCTTCTATATTAAATCTTTCTTCACAGTTTTTATTTATAAAATATAATACTATGATAAATATAATTAGGATTTTTAACAAAAAGTATATTTTATTATTGATAGTTATATTGAACTTTTCGAACATTAATATAATTAGAATATATAATAATAAAAAGTTGAATTAAAAACTAAATAATAATATTATATTATCTATTAAATCATGAGTTATTTAGATTTTATTAAAACTCAACCTGTTATTAATTTAGGCATTATTGGATCTGTATCAAATGGTAAAAGTTCAGTTACTAAATGTTTAACTGGTAAAAGCACACAAGCACATACTGATGAAAAAAAACGTAATATTACAATTAGATTAGGATATGCTAATTGTAAAATATTTAAATGTCCCAATTGTGAAGAGCCAAAATGTTATCAATCTACTGGATTAGATATAGCTACTATGAATTGCAAACATTGTAATAGTATTATGACTTTAGTAAATCATCTTAGTATATGCGATGTACCCGGTCATAACTTATTTATGTCAGCAATGATGAATGGTACTAGTATAATGGATAGTACTATATTGATAGAATCGGCAGTCAATAAAGAACTACCTGCGCCACAAACTATAGAACATTTATTATGTACAAATATTTCTAAAATTCCAAATACAGTTATTTGTTTAAATAAATTGGATCTAGTCAAGCGTAACGAAGCTAAAACAATTATGAAAAATTTAAAACTAGATTTGCAAGAAACACAAGCAAAAGATTCTTATATAATTCCTATATCTGCTTCTATGAATCTTAATATAGATGTATTATGTCAGGAGTTAACAAAATTAAAACCATATGATAAAGATTATAATAGTCCAGCTATTATGTTTATAGTAAGATCTTTTAATATTAATAAATGTGGGATAGAAATTAGTAATCTTAAAGGCGGGGTTATAGGAGGATCTATTATTAAAGGTACTCTTAATTTGGAAGATAATATTATTATTAAACCTGGTTATTTTACTAAGTCAAATGATTCAATACATCGATTTAAATATTGTCCTTTGGTTAGTAAAGTGCAATCTATTAATTCTGAAAAAACTAGTCTGTCTAAAGCTGTATCAGGTGGATTAATTGGTGTTCAATTAGATATAGATCCAACAATGACAGCTAATGATAAATTAGTTGGAAATATTTTATTAGAATCTAGTATTAGTGATAGTTATAAAGTATATGAAAATTTAGAATTAGAATTTGAACAATTTAGAAAAGATTATGATTTTGACCTGACTGAAGAACAAAAAATAGTTATTAATATAAATTCAGCACACTGTCATGCGAAAATAATTAATATTGTCAAAGAACCAATAATTAAATTAATTATAGAACTTACTGATAGACCTATCTGTTCTAAACTAAATGATTATTGTACAATTAGTATTATTGATAATGACTTTATGCAAATTCTTGGAAGAGGAAAAATTATTGATGGAATAGAATCTTTAATATAATAATTAATTTTTTTACGATTCATTATAATATATTATATTAATATATTATAATGAATGTACATTCAGTATCTATTAAAGGATTACGTCCTCAAAATGAAGATAGACATACAATTGTCAATAATATTAATAATCAAGACAATAGTTTAGCACCAATTAGTTTTTTTGGTGTATTTGATGGCCATGGTGGTAAATTTGTTTCTAATTTTTTGGGTGAAACTATACATAGTTTTTTTATTGATAAAAGAATAGTTTACCCAATTTCTAAAGCATATATAACACAAGTATTTAATTATTTACAACAAAAAGTATTAAAGAAAAACTATCTCAATAATTCAATTCATTGTGGTTCTACATGTCTATTGGGAATGCATTTTAGAAAACATGATCAGAATTATTTAAATATTATCAATGTAGGAGATTCGCGTGCTGTCTTATGTAGAGATAATTTTGCAATCGCTTTATCTAAAGATCACAAACCAATGTGGCCGGAAGAAAAACGAAGAATTGAAAGTCTTGGAGGAAAACCATATTTTGATGGTGATGATTGGCGTATTAAAGATTTATCTGTATCGCGTGCTTTTGGTGATTTTGACGCTGAACCATATTTAACTAATAATCCAGATGTGTTTCGATATCGATTAGAAAAAACAGATAAATTTATAATTTTTGCATGTGATGGTTTATGGGATGTATTATCTAATCAAGATGTAGTAAATTATATCTTAAATGAATGCTATGATAGTAATTTTAATGGAAGAATAAATAAAAATATTAATATTGCTAAAAAATTAACAGAATATGCTCTAGCTAAAGGTTCTACTGATAATCTGACAATTATAGTATATTTTTTAGACTAATTATTCGCTTTCAGTATCGGTTTCTTCTATAATTTCTAATTTAAGTTTAATATCTGATAATTTCGCAGGAATTTTATTTTCTTTGCTTTCTTCTAATGGGATCCATTTATTTCTATTTTCTTCAAATTGACATTTAAATAGAGCTCTTCCTGATATATTTTTATTAAAAACTTCTTTACAATAAAAGCTAATTTCTTTTGTTGGAATATATGCAATTCCCATTTTTTTAGTTTTTAATATTTTTTTGCCATTATATTCTACTTCTTCAACTACAAATAATTTATATACATCTGAAATTTCAGTTTTACGTAATTCCATTATAAAAATAATTTGTTGTCCAATATTTTCTTTTTTTATAATATATTTTGTTTTTGTTTTCTTATTTGCTTCTATTATATTTGATTTAGCGGGAACTTCTTTTGTTACTTCATTAGTCAGTTCTTTTATTTGTGTCCCAGTTGATATTTTTTTATCTTTGTCTTCATTAAAAACGTAAATCAATTTAGTTCCAGATATTTCAGGATAAAAAGATAATCCACGTACATGAAAGTCACGAGTTTTTTTAATATCTTCGTCAATGAGTTTGTCAATATTTTCTATTTCATATAATTTATTAATAGTAAGAATAATATTTTGACACGCTTTCATATTGTATTCTAGATAAGTATTGATATTTGCTAATTTTATATTAATTTTATCTTTTTCAGTAGATACGCCTCTAAATAAGTACATATCTGTAATTACAAAAAATTTTTCTTTTTTTTTATCATGCTTTATAAATATTCCATCTATAATAGTTCCATTATAAATAGAATTATCTAGTTTAATATTAACAGGCATTATATTAACTGATTCGTATTTAATTTGTTCAGAATTAAAACTTAGTGTTTTTCTGTCAATGAGAAAATTATAATTTTTATTTCTTATTTTACAAAAAACAAGAAGACAATTTGACCCAGAAAAATTGGCAGAAACATAATACTTAGAAGAATCGTTAAAACCTTCTAAGTCGTTAGTAGTTTCTAGTAATTTATACTTATATTTAGAAATATTAATTTGTGAATATATATAATTAACTAATAGCTTTTTCTCACTATTGTCGTATTCACTGATAAAAGTTTTATTATGATAATTCATGATATTATAATAATAATTTACATTTTTTAAATAATTTTTTCAATTATTTTATAGAGCTTGGTTAACAAGGAACGTTTAATCACTGCTCTATTTTATAGAGCTTAGTTAACA